TGGCTTGTCACCCCGTCGTTTTTTTAAACATGGATTTTGAAAACGAGCCAAAAACGCCAGAAACCGAACCAGCCGGTTCACGGCCAAAGCCGGGGCGACCCAAAAAAGAGCGTCCACCTTTGGACGTTGAGGGAATCCCCGACGCGAACTTTGAGGAGACGATCGCCAAGCATGAAAGCCTGGTCGTGCTCGCTCGCGAGAAGTACGAGCGGATGCTGCGCGAGGGAGACGCTGAGGCTGGACGCTATCAGGTCACATATAACCAGAGTCTGAAACAGGCTTGTGCGCTGCGTGAAGAACAAGAGCGCCGTGCAGAGGTTGCCCGCGAGACTATCCCGGCGATTGAGGCGCGAGAGGCGATGCTCCGTCTGGCTGGCCTGATCGTCGAGCGGCTTGACGCGCTAGGTTCTGAGTGCGGGGAGAACTGCAATCCGAAGGACCCGATCAAGGCCATCGGCGTGCTGACCGATTGGGCGAGAGACGCGCGGGAGAAAGTCGCCAGAGTGGCCGGAGTATTTGAGGAGCCGAAGGCATGAACGCCGAGGAGCTGTTCCAGGAGGGACTGACTGTCGTAAGGCCATCGGCCTTGAGCGACCCGGTTGCGTACCTGAAGGAGAACGTTAAGAAGATTCCAGCTGGGGTCTTCGACGGTGGGTATAACCCTAAGCGCTGGCCGTGGATTGCCGAGGCGGTGCGGATATTCAACGCGCCGACGACTAGCCGTATGTTCATGCCCTGGGCAATCGGCTGCGGAAAGACGCTAACCTTAAAACTGATTGCGACTTACCTGATGGCTAACCGCCGGGCCTCGATGGCTATCTACCTAGACTCGCAGGACAAAGCCAAGGGGTTCACGCTGAACGAGCTGCGGCCCCTGTTTGAGCAGGTCCCAGATATCCGCTCGCAGATGAGCGCCGACGACAACGACAAGTCTGGCACGCTACGGTTTGCAGACGGCTGCTTGATTCACAACCGATCGGCCTCAACCGAGAAGCACCTGCAATCCCTGCACGTCCGGTACGTCCTCGGCTCGGAAATCTGGCAGTGGCCTAACGGTGCAATCGCCATGAGCATGAGCCGACTGAAGGCGGCGGCGTTCGCGTCGAAGGCTGTCTACGAAAGTCAGCCAGGGGATATCGAAGGACAAGGCGCTGAGTTCTGGAAGTTCTACCTGATGACCGACCAGAGGGAGTGGCACTTCGTTTGCCCGGTGGAGACGTGCCTACATCGGCAGCCGTTTCTCTGGGACTACATCAGATTTCCTGAAGGGGCTAAGGGTATTGATGGCTGGGACCTTGAAGTCGTGCAGAACGGCACGACCTACGAGTGCTCCAAGTGCAAGGTGCGGCTTGAGGATAACGACGAGGTGCGGACGACCTGCAACGAGGTCGAGCGCGGCGCTGGGTTCGTGGCTACAGGCAAGGCCGAGAAGGCCGGGTATGTTGGCCTGCACGTCAACGCTCTGGCTTCTACGAGCTGGGGGTCTTTGGCCGTGGACATGATCAAGGCAAAAGAGGTCGCTGAGCTGGGCGACCTGACGCCGCGTAAACTCTTTAAGACTCAGTACCTCGCCCAGCCCTGGAGCGATGACACCGCCTCAATGGTGGTAAGCACTGAGTCCTCTGACTACGCCATGGCAGACCCTTGGGAGGCGGTGGCCTACATCGGCCCACGCGGCCAGATCGTGGACAAAGCCGACGCCCCTGAAGGCTCGGTTAAGTTTTTGACGATGGCCGTGGACTGTCAGGGCGACCACCTGTGGGTTATCCTGCGCCAGTGGAGCCGGACCGGGCACAGCCGTCTGGTCTGGTTTGGAAAGGTTATGAGCACCGACGGCCTGACGGATTGGAGCGGATTAGACGCTCTCTCGGCCAAGCACGGCGTCCACCCGCAGCTCGTCATGGTAGACTCTGGTGACGGTAACTCCACGCAGGAAGTCTACAAGCAGTGCGCCGCTCGCGGCTGGCAGTGTGCCAAGGGTTCAGGGCAGGAGTATTTCAACGTCAAGACGAAGGCCGGTGACGCAGTGCGTCGGTTCTACAATACGCCGACTGCCATCCATGTGCCGGGCGTCCGCAACCCCACTTCGCTGGTCGTGTGGTCGAACTTGAGCGGTAAGGATTTATTCTGGGGTACGCGCGCGCGAAAGGTGTTCACGTTTGCACGTGATGCCCTGCCCGAATACATCGCCCAGCTCGATTCCGAGGTCAGAGTCAAGGAAGCGGGTAAGCCTATCTGGCGACTACGCCAAGGGGTTAAGCATAACCACGCCCTAGACTGTGAACTTCTGGGGATGCTCATCGCGGCGCGCTGGGGGCTGATCGGTAGGGACGAGCCTCAAACCTTACTTGCCCCCCAATAGTTATATGGCTCTAGGCATCTATGTCGGCGTTCCAGAGGAGACTTTGCTTGCCTACAAGGCACAGGCCCTAGCCGACCTTGGATTGGCTGTCACCTCATATTCTGACTCCGGCACGTCCGTTAATAAACAATTTGGGCTTCCTCCCGCCACGCGGATTCTGGAAATTAATTACGCGCTCAGTCGCATCTCGCCCACACTTTACGGCGGTGCACATACCTCTATCCAGGTTAACTGGGACTCGCGCGTTGACCTCTAATGCCCCCCAAGAAATCAGCCAAGAAAACCAAGGCTCCTAAGAGTCAGCCTTCGGCATCTTACTCGCAGTTCGCGAGTACGACGCAGTCCGGCGCTCGCCGTATGCTGTTCATCGGCGGGGTGGCTGACCAGCGCACTGAGGTAAACTCTGCGACCCGGACCGCCATGATGGCGAAGTCCCGCTGGGCTGTCCGTAATAGTCCCATCTACAAGCAGTGCGTGGACGAGGCTGTTTTAATCTCTGTCGGTGACGGCCTCATGGCTCAATCCCTGGCTAAGAACCCCAAGACCGCTGCGGCCTACGATAAGTATTTCCGCGACTGGTCTGTCCGTTGCGATCTGACCCGGCGCTACAACCTCGGCCAACTCCAAACGATGTGGATGTCCGGTGCGATTATCGACGGTGACTCTTTCGGCATCTTGACCAACGACCCGCAGACCGGGGTTCCAGCCGTGCAGATTCTGGAAGCCCACCGCGTCGGAACTCCGCGCGATGCGTTCAATAACGCTAACGTAGACGGAGCGTACCTAGGAACCTTCGGAGAAATCACTGGCTGGAATGTCTACGTTGGCGACGCCAGCAAAGACCGTTACGTGCCTGCCTCTGCCATGCTCCAGATTATGGAGTACGACCGCCCCTCAGCTGTGCGCGGTTATGCTGTGCTTCAGTCGAGCCTCAACAGTGTGCAGGATCACCTGGAGGTCTTCGGCCTAGAGGTCAGGGCCGCTCGCACTGGGGCCGACCACACGTTAATTCTCAAAAAGCAGGGTGGGGTTTTGCAAGACGATCCAGCCGCCAAGTTCTCCGGTGATGCTAATTCCTGCGAGAAGATTGCCAGCCAGATGGGTGGTAAGATGCTGGTGGTCGATACCAACGAGGACCTGACCCAGTTGGCTCAGACTCGCCCTTCGGCTGCTTGGATGGGCATGATGACCGCCATTGAGCGCGACATCGTCCGTCTGCTCCCTTACGAATATCAAGTTACCCCTGGCGTCCTCGGCGGTTCATCCGTCCGCTTGGTCGCTGGCCGTGTGTCACGATGGGCTGGCAAGTGGCAATCGATTCTCATCGATTCCCTAGACCGCGTCTACGACTTCGTCATCGCTGACGGTATCGCCAAGGGCAAGATTCCCGATGACCCGGACTTTAACCGCAAGTCATGGATTACGCCCCGCGACATCACGGTGGACGCTGGCCGCGAAGCCTCGCAAGACCGTGCTGACCTACAGATGGGTCTGACCACCGCCGCTGCCATCCTCGGCAAGAAGGGTGTCACCTTTGACGATACGCTGGAAGCCCTAGCGGTCGAAGCTGAGAAGCGCGTCCAGAAAGCCAAGGACCGTGGCCTGCCGCTTTGGATGCTCTACCAGTCGCAGTTCAACTGGCTCCAGCAGGGACAGGCGTCCAGCCAGACACCGACTGACGTCGCCGACAACCTTGACCTTCCTCCTCCCCCCTCTACCCCATGAAGTGTATCATTGATGGCCTGTCCGGTGAACCGATGCTCTGCGACCCGATCAAGGCCGCGAACCATCTGAAGTATGCCGAGAAGTACGGCGTTATCGACGGCGTGCTGGATATGTTCTTCAACCCTGTCGTTAAGCCTTACGTTACCCAGGGCGGGACTGGAGTCGTGCAGGTGCAGGGCTTCCTTGCCATGGGCCTGACCAAGTTTGACAAGATGACCGGAGCCTCGGACATGGGCGACATCAGCGACGCCATCGACGAGATGCTCGCTAACCCTGCAGTTAAGCGCATCGCCTTTGAGATTGATTCGCCCGGTGGCACGGTGGTCGGTACTCCCGAACTCGCCGACAAGATTGCCAGCATCCCTCTGCCGACGATGTCCTATGCCCGCAAGCTCATGGCCTCCGGCGCTTACTACACCGGGTCCCAGGCTGACTACGTTTACGCCAGCCCCTCGGCTGTCGTGGGTTCCATCGGCGTGATCGCCGTGGACGAGTCCTACGAAGAAGCCTTTAAGAACATGGGCATTAAGGTCGAGGTCTTCCGTGCTGGTAAATACAAGGCCCCCAACATCGCAGGCGAAGGCTACACTGACGAGATGCGCGAGATGGAAAACGAAACCATCGCCGCCATGCACGAAGAGTTCAAGCAGACCGTCCTCCGCAAGCGATCGATGGCGAGCCGCGACGACATGGAAGGCCAAGTGTTCACTGGCCGCGAAGCCGCCAACAAGAACCTAATCACCGGCCTTGCCTCATCCTTTGCCGAAGCCCTCGTGGCTTTCGAGCAAGACGCATAACCTTACCCAATCCGCAATAGTATATGACCATCGAAGAACGCTTCAAGGCCGCCGAGGCCGCTGTCGTCTCCCTTACCGCCGAACGCGACGACCTCCGCAAGACGGTCGAAGCCTCTGTCGTTGACGTGTCCGCTGAACTCGACGCCGCTAAGGTGTCCGCTGCTTCTCAGGACCAAAAGGTTCAGGAGCTGGAAATCGCCCTGGCTGAAGCCAACGCCAAGATCATGGAACTGGAAGCCTCCAAGTCCACCGCCAGTGCCGAAGCGGCTGTCATCCTTGCCGCCTCCGGTGTTGACCCGGTTGCCGCCCCTGTCGCCCAGGCTGTCGTCGGCTCCATCTGCGAGCAGTATGCCGCGATGCCTGTCGGTGCTGAACGCCGCGCCTTCTTCAAGAAGCACAAGGCTGTCCTCTTTTCCGCTAAATAATCTCTACCCCCCAAATATAACACACCATGGCTAACACCATCAACAGCGCTCTGATCGTCGACACCGTCGCCGAACTCAGCCTTACCGCCCTCTCGAACCGCCTCGCTGGCCTCGCCAACTTCTCCTCCGACTTCTCGTCTGATGTGAAGCGCCCCATGGACGTCGTTCAGGTGGCTCTCTCCACCGCTGGCAGCACCACGCTGACCAACCCGACCTCGTTCACCTCCATCGGTGCTAGCACCCTTGGTGCGACCGCCGTCACGATGGCCCACCTATACCAGCCGTTCGGTCTTTCGTACGCTGATATCCAGAATGGCATCCGTCTCGAAAAGATTCTGAAGATCAACATGGACAAGCTCGCCGACTCCATTTGGGCCGCCGCTACTGCTCCTATCACGGTTGCTAACTTCGGCGCTGCCACCTACACTGGTGCTGACTCGACTGTTACCCCTGGCTCGGCTCCTCTCCGCGCTCTCTGGGCCGGTGTCTCCAAGTCTGGTCGCAAGACCCTGATCGTTAACCCTGGTATCTACAGCCAGCTTATCCCGACCTCCACGACTGGCTTGCCTCTCTCGGCTGGTGCTTACGGTTTCGACGGTGGCGTGTTCTACGCTAACCTCTTCCCGTCTGAAGCGAACCTCTCTGGTTTCGCCTGCAGCCCGGAAGCCATCGCCCTTGCGGCCGCTGCCCCTTCTTTCGAGAACGTCAGCGCCGACTTCCTCGTGAGCGAAGTCGTCCCGATTGAAGGTCTTGGTATCTCGGTTTACTACAACGTCTGGTCTGACCCCTCCACTCGTAACCTCATCGGCTCTATGGAACTGATGTTCGGTGCGAACAAGGGCATCACGACTGGTACGATCGCCTCCGTCTACAGCGCCTAATCGGGGCTGACGGCCTAAGACAGCCCCCAGCAATGGGGGCTTTTTTGTATCTCCAATTCCCCACCCTCCCAACACATGAGCATTTACGATACATTCTTACCCGATTTCCAAGGGCTGCTGGCTGATATCGGCGTCCCGGCTACGGTCGGGGCTAACCTATTCCTTGTCGGTCTGTCCCGCCCGATGAATACCCCTAAGTTCGACTCTGGGGGCTTCGTTGACCAGAAGATGTGGACGGTGCGTTTCGCCGCCGCTACGGCCCCTTGGACGGCTTCTGATGGCCGGGTAGGGGGTCAGGTCGCTACCTTGGCTGCAGGGGTTCCTATCGCCGCCCTGGGCGAAGGTAAGAAGTTCACCGTTAACGGCCAGGTGCTACGCATCAAGGGCCAGTCCTACAAACAGACTTCAGCCGTCATCGAGCTAGAGTGCGTTGACGATAACCAGTAATGGCTAAGAAGCCCGGCATTGTACCTAAGACCAGGGCTGACTTTGACGCGGCTATTGCCCAGTTTGCCAAGGACGTGGGGGTTGAGCGTGACGTTATCACCAACGAACAGATGCGCCTCCTGCTCCGGGATGCCATGACGTTCACCCCACCTATGCCAAAGGGCGGGGGCCGTGGCCTGACCGCCGCCGCCCACAAGGCAGGCATGGGCAAACTGGCAAAGGACGTGCGACGCATCTTCATTCCCATGGATCAGCCCCGCCGAGCCATGCCAGTAATCATGCGTAAGGTAATCAATTCGGTAAGGGGTAATGACCAGGAGGGATTCCGTAAAATCTATGACAGCATAGACACGGCCAAAATCCCCGGCGTGTCTCCTGTCATGCGTAAGATTCTGCAGGATACGAGCTACACGCGAGCGTTTGCCAAGGCTAAGAACTACCTAGCCCAAGCCAACATCTTTGGAAACATCGGAGCAATCGAAGGCCCGACTAACGACTTACGCGGCATCCACGACAAGTATAAAGCCAAGGTCGGTGGCCGCTGGCCTAAGAACGCCCCCTCCCCCCGCCCTCAATACATGGTAGGAACCGCCCTGTATCTCGAAGCATACATCGCAGAGCGCCAACTAAAGGTCGGCTACACTAAGGCCGCTTGGGCAACAGCCCTCCGGATGATTCCCCCTCTTATCAGCTCTAAGGGCAACGCCCGCAACTATGGCGTTTATGACGCACCTTGGGTAGACGTTAACCGCTCGGCCATGGGTCAGTTCTCCATGAGCAAGACCCCTACAACCATTTCCATGACAGCCACTAATCTTATTGGGAACATCAACAACGTTGCAACCGATGCGGGAATGGTAAACCTTGTCTACGGCAACCGCGTTAAACAGATTCAGGCCACCCTACCGGGAAGACTCCGCGACGCTACCGACCGAGCCAACCGCAAGAAATAACACTTTATGGGCACGAAATCCTCACGTCAAATCCTCGAAGCGGCTATCGCTTCCCACCTCTCAGCTCAGACCGAACTGGCCGGAGTGTCTATCTACACCGGCGACGGTGCAGATATCAACGTACTGCCCAAGGCCATCGTCCTCTGCGACTCTGCCCGCGCTCCTAACGATATGCCCCAGGGGCTGGGTAACTACTCCTGCGGAACCCGCGTTACGGTCTTCTCCTCTGCCGACGATAACACCTTGGCCGAACACCGGGCACGTTGCGCTGCCGTGGCTGGGGCCATGCAGGACCTGACGGCCATTCAGGCGGTCTTCGTCGCTGGGGGCGATGCCCTCTGCTACGACGTCACCCCCCAGTCCGAAGACGAAGGGGTTAACGAACGCTCCTGGGCGTCTGTCTTCAGCTACGACATCCTGATCGTGGTGAACCCCCAGCCGTAACCTTACCCCTAAAACAATAGGTATACTATGTGCGCCGCAATTGTCGAGGGCATCAGTGCGATCTATGCATTGCCTAATACCACCGTTTCCAACGCCGTGGTGCAAAGTTATACCAACGATGGTGAGTTCAACGCTGAGGCCACTATCGTTGACGAAAACGGCCTGACCGTTGCTTGGCGCGGTGACGATCGCAAGACCCAGATTACTTGTGAGTTAATTGCCAAAACGTCAGTAATGCCGATTCTCGGTGCTGCCTTCTCGGTGACGGTTAACACCGCCGCCTCTTACACGAGCGGTTCTGCTTCGACCACGTTCACCGGATGGGTGACGAAGATTTCGGATAAGGGCAGCGTAAAATCGTACTCTTCCATCACGGTCACTGCCGTCGGCTACGAGGCCGTCGTCTAACCGATGGAGCCGCGCTGTCTTAGCGCGTTCACTGACCCCCGGCGCTTAAAAGTGCTAGGTCGGTTAGTTGACCCATTCTCCCTGCTTCGTCGCTTACAACTGGAAGCGGTAGAGTCTCCGTTCGTTTCGCCCGGTAAGGATGTCCGTCCGCTCGACCTTCTGATCGCGGTTAAAATCTGCGCTGGTGAGCCTATCGGCAAACTCAGCCTAATGGACTACTTCTACCTCGGACGCATGAAGTCCAGCGAAGTCTACTTCGTTAAGCAGATGTGCCGTTTCACCGAGTTCGTCCTGATTGAGTCCTGGCCTAAGTTCTGGGAGAAGAAGGCCAAGCACACTAACACGACCGGGATGCCATGGGTATTAACCGTGGTCTGTAATTTAATGAACCATGGGGTGTCCGAAGAGCGCGCGTGGACCATGCCGGAGTCACAGGCCATCTGGCTGCACTCATGCTTTGCAATCAGCGAAGGCGCTGACATGAAGGTATTGACCAAGGAAGACGAAGACCTGATCGCCAAACTCGAAACCGAACCCGCATGAGCAACGTCATTCAATTCAGCATCACCGGCGACACTAACGCCGAGCAGGTTGCCGGACGTGCTAAGGCCGCCGTCGGTGGTCTGGATAAACAGATGGACGGCATCGGCAAGAAGTTCGGCTCAGGCTTTAAGGACATCTTCCTGTCCTTTCTCGGCCCTATGGCGCTCCTTGGCACGGCCATGGCGTTCATCGGTAAGATTATCGCTGATAACCAGAAGAAGCACGAAGACGCCAATCAGGCGGCTATCGACGGAACTAACTCCCTGATGTCTGCCGAGGACAAATACTGGGCTAACAAAAAGAACAACGAGAAGAAGGCCGCTGAAGACAGCGAGGCCGCCAAGATTCAACGCATCAAGACCACCGAGGAGTTCCTTGCGACCGATGCCGCCGACGAGATTGTATCTCGTGAAATGAAGAAACGTGGCGTTCTCATTGAGTCCTCTTTTATCCGTGGTCAGATTGCCTTAGACCCCAAGGTTCAAAACGAAGTGCAGGGCCTTATCTCCAAAGAGGCAGCCGCCGCTGGTGCTGGTGGATCTGGCCCAATCGGCAACGCTTTCAAAGCCCCTGAAGGTTTCGGCAACGTCATCGGCGTAGGCGCTAACCCGGTGCTTGAGGCCATGACCTCACAGCTGGAAGAGGCCAAGCGCACTAACGACCTGCTTGCCACGATTGCCAACGCTGGCGGTGGACGCACGACCTCCTGGCTAAACGCTGCCGACGCTCCCGCCCCTTCCCGCGCATCCATGCTCAAGAGCAAATAACTTTATGGCACGTCAAGACTACGGCAACGACCTAACGACCCCGGTGCAACAGCCAGGGGGCAAACTTAGTAACGACGGCTACGGCCTGCTTACGGCTACGGTCGTCTGGAAGGCTAACACCAATAACGATCTGTCGGTCGGCAACCGAGGCTCGACCTGTCCGCTTAACCCGCAGCTCGCCGCGCACAAGTTCTCCGTCACCTACGACAACCTAGGCATGGCCGTAATCACGGTGGACTATATCGGCATCGACCTGACCACTAACGGTGGCGTCTACACTAACCCGGAGGTTGCCGCGTCTAACGGCCTGACCTCTGAGAGCATCACGACTAACCCTAACTTCTTTACCACTGGTGGGGATGGTTACGTAGGTTTGATTGCTGGCCCTCAAGGTTCGTTTGCTCAGTCCCCCCTTGGCCCGCTAGTTGAGATTAAGAATACTGGGGACTATGTTCAAGTTGTCGCCGGATCAACTGTTGCCCTTGTTAACAAGAAACAGTCCTACATCGGACAGCACGGCGCTTGCTTTGAGTCCTCAAACGGTGGCCGCTTTATTGGCTTCGTTGACCCAACATATCGCCACTTCTACGGAAAGACTAACTACCTTGCCCCTCAGTCCTCCTTCTCCGGCCACTTCTACACAAGCGAAGCCCTAGAGGTTCAGAATATGCTATCCTACCTTGGGACCACGTCTTACGACAACGACTGGGCTGGCGTCCTTCCGACGATTGTCCCGACCTACGCTGGCACGACTTGGCACGCCTCAGCTGAGAACGGCGCTTACGATCAGCTGTTACTTTCTCAGGTCAACGTGCAGGACTACGGTTTGCTATATAAGGTTAACTACGAGGTGCGGTATAACGTGCAAGGCTGGCCGGACGAGGTATACCGTAAGTCAAGCATCCTATAAAACATGAGCACCATCCAGCCCGGCGACGGATATAACCTATCGGCTTCGTCTAGCGGATTCACTCTGGATATTGATAAGCCATGGACGCCCCCTATCGGCGATGGCCTCTACCTGGGCGTAACTTTCCCTGAGATTCTTTTCCCTGACATCAACGGCCCCGGCTTCCCTGATGTACCGACAAACCTTGTCCAGCAGTTTCAGGTCGAGACTGTTGTAGCCGGTGCAATCCAGTATGTCCGTATCGCTTCAGGCGCTGTTAACTTCACGGTTTCCAATATGCCTGAAATCTACAAGGGAGCCGTTAACGACACCCGGCAGGCTTGGATCTACGCGGCAGCCGTTCGCCCTGGCATCACTGCGGTGGACGGTGGCGACCCTGACAGCCCTTGGATGGAGAACGGCGGCTACTATGCGATGCCCTCAAGCGGTACTTACTACGTCACCATCTCCAAGTTGGACATGGCTGGGTCTACTTCTAGTTCTGCCTTGATTCAGGAAAACGTTCCGTTCGTTTCTATCTTCGCAGAAACCGACCCAGTCGCGGCAAAGATTTTCTCGCAGACTGGTTCGTCTCAGTACGTGAACATGACCAACGTCCAGAAGATGGCCGGATATGACGCGGCCTCGACTGGCCTTACCGGAGACTTTGGCAACTGCCACACGACTTGGTTTCTCCCTGTTCACTGGGGCTATTCCGTAAAGTTAATCGCAGTCATTTCTGCTTACACGCCTCCAGTCGTTGTGCCGACCGTCGAAGTGCTACACGCGGCCACGGCCACCAGCAACGAGGTGCACCGTATTACCCTGCCCCCTGCCGCTAAGAAGTCTGGTAGTTTCCAGCTACAGTACGCGCCCGGCTTCACGACGGATACCACCGATCCGTTCGACCCCTTTAACCCCCTTAACAGTGGCAACCTGTCCGGGCAGTTCCAGTGGAACCTGGCTAACTCCCTGAAGGCCATTCAAGAGCTAAGGGGAAGCACCAGCGTTACCGCGTCTGCAGAGAACAAGTTAGACATTACTTACCTGAACGGTCTGGCGAATACCTCAGTAGCAGTGCCAGCCATTATTAACAACACCGTTGGTATCCCGACAACGACCTACGAAGTGTCGCAACAGGTCATTGGTTCAATCGACCTGTCCATCCCCCTCCAATTCATCGGGACAACCTTGATGAATGTGCCCGGATGGACTGAGGCCGCCGACGATCCTTACAACGCCTACGAGGCAAACAACTGGAACGACGTTTCTAACTATCTGCAAAAGGACGACCTCGAAAGCATCGTGCCTAACAACCTTGTTTTCTACGACCTGCTTATCGGACCAGCAGACTGGACGGCTGCAGACTTCTCATGGACGTCCTACGGCTCCTGCATCCCAGAGCCTAGCCCAAGCAACGACCATCCTTATAAGGTCGTGTTCGACAGCAGCTCGGGCGGCTTGGACACGTTCAGCATCATCACTGGTTCGACCAACAACGTCATCCCTGGCAACATCGCCAGCACCATCACCGTCAGTTCTGGCTCTTACGACGTATGGATCAAGCATCCTTACCTCTCGCCAAACTTCCCAGACGCGGCTGGCTTCGAGTGGGACATCGGTACGCCTGTACCGTCCGACACCGACGCCGAAGGTTATATCCTCATCGCTACGGTCAGCGGCTCGACCGTCACGCAGATTGTCACCGGCTCGCTGTGGGCTGACCGCCTCAAGCTGGGAACGCAGACGGCGCAATACTACTTCGCCCGCGTATAATGGGCTTCCTCATCGGAGCACCAAGCGCAAGCGGCTGGAGCCTGTCCACTTGGGGTAAGCTTCGCCGTGCGGCTGGGCAGTATCAAGACCAGGGAAGGTATTCGCCCTTTTTCATAATTGCCTACGACCTTCCCGACGTTCCCATCGAAGACTTTAATCAAGAATACACCGTGGGAACCTTCGGTAACTATTTCAAGTCAGCGGCAACTGGCAGCGGATGGCTAAAGGGAGGGTTCGATTTTACTTCGGTATCCGTGCCGTCCCTTGGTAATTTTACCATTCCCTACGTCTGGTTATTTACAGGCCCTTTCCCAGCCACAGGCATGGACGTGGAGCTGCGTTACTTTGACCAGGATGCCTACGTGGGCGAACTCACTGGGGAAACCGTTGTCTTTCAGCCTGCCCCGCCTAACGACACCTTTGTTATTACAGGCGCCATGGCAACAGGCTCGGTCAATGTGCCCGGTGATAACGGCACACCTATCATAAGTATCGGTAAACTCGTCCAAATCACCTAAACCCTACTTTTCCCGCAATAAGTAGCATGGCTAACACCGCTTCTTTCTCGCGTGGAGACTCATTCGGGTGCACTTGGACCTGGACGCCTGGGGCTGGTGAGCCTGCCAACCTCCTGACGACCACGATTACGTCGGACATTCAGGACCGCTGCGGAAACCTTTACGCGCTTACGGTGACGATTGCTGGAAACGGCCTGTCTTTTACGACGAACTACACTGGCGATACGTCCGATTGGGCGGTCGGTCAGGCTAACTGGGACATCAGGTTTGTATTCGCTGGATCGCCCACGACTCACTCGCAACAGTTCCGCGTAATCATTGCGGACACGGTTACCAAAGCCTAATTTTATGGCAGTCATTACCGGCACGTTTAATAGTCTCGTTAGCGGGACCATCACTGGCGTGTTTCAGAACACGGCTGGGGGTGTCCTCTCTGGCGTCATCGGTACGCCCGGACCCGCTGGGGCCACAGGAGCCACCGGGGCCACTGGGGCCACCGGCGCGGCGGGTGCACCTGGTGCTCCTGGCGTGGGCGTTCCTGCAGCGGGTAGTACCGGGCAGGTCCTCCAGAAATTATCTGCGACCTCCTACGACACTGGCTGGCTGACCCTCCCCGCTGATTACATCACTTCGGTGACGGCTCCCCTAGCTGTTGCCTCGGGTGTCCTGTCGGTAGACCTGTCCACTTACCTGCTCAAGGCTGGCGGCTACATCACCGGCGACATTCAATCGAGCAACAACTCGGCTTACCGCAGCTGGAACGGCGCGTATAACACATCAGTCCTAAAGGCTGACTATCTTCAACTGGGGAACAGCAACATCGGCGGCAATACCCTTACGGTCGAATGGGACGGCATCACTTTTGCCGACGGCAAGCAGACGGTCAAATACCCTGGAGCAAGCATCCTCACCGGCTACGCGCTGGAGTCATGGGTTACAGCTGGCTTCTACCCCCTCTCTGGCAACCCCAGCGGATTCCTCACGGCGTCCTCCCTGACTGGCTACGCTACCCAGTCCTTCGTCACTAGCCAGGGCTACATCACGCAGGCCACGGCAGACGGTCTTTACTACCCGCTCTCGGGCAACCCTTCGGCTTTCCTCGTCGCGGCTGACATCACCGGCAAGGCCAACCTCGCTAGCCCCTCCTTTACGGGCAACGTCACGATCACGACCTCGACTGGTGCGGCGCTCTTCATCGAGCAGTCCGGGTCGGGCAACATCCTGACCCTGCATGACCAGGCTACGGACACGAACTTCGTTGCCATCGACGCAAACGGCAAAATCAATACCGTCACCACCGACGCCACGACCGCTGGCCTGAACATCCCGCACACCACGGTTGCCCCGACTAGCCCGGTCAACGGCGACATCTGGACCACCACCAGTGGCGTCTTTGCGCGCATCAACGCTAGCACGACTCAGCTGATGAACCTGAGTAGCACCCAGACCGTCTCGGGTAGCATCACTTTCTCCAACGCTTCTCAGACCCTCGGCAGCTCTACGGCGACCGGCACGATTAACGTGGCTTCGGGTGCGACTGTCAGCGGCTCGACCAAGACGGTCAACGTGGCAACGAGTGGGGTCTCTGGCTCGACCACGACTACAACGATTGGCCCTGTCCTCGGTGCTTCGACCACCTCGATTGGCGGCACGACCGCCGCATCTACCCTTAACCTGGCTACGGGTGCGACCCTGGCGGCCACGACCAAGGCCGTGAACATCGGCACCTCTGGCATTGCTGGCTCGACTACGAACATTGCCATCGGTTCGACCACCGGCACTTCGACGACCACGCTCCAAGGCACGACCAACGGCAATACCGCCGCGGTCGATACCAACAGCGTTGCCCTGGCGACCACCGCCTACGTTGTCGGTCAGGCTGGCTCGGCTACTCCGCTCGTCGATGGCACGGCTACTGTCGGCACCTCCCTCCGCTACGCCCGCCAGGATCACGTCCACCCGACGGACACCTCCCGCGCCGCGCTGGCCTCTCCGACCTTCACTGGCACGCCCCTCTCGACGACCGCCGCTGTCGACACAAACACGACTCAGATTGCCACGACCGCCTACGTTGTTGGTCAGGCTGGCACGGCTACCCCTGTTGTTGACGGAACCGCCGCAGTCGGCACGTCCCTCCGCTACGCTCGTCAGGATCACGTCCACCCGACTGATACGAGCAGGGCCGCGCTGGCAAGCCCGACCTTTACCGGCACGCCTCTGTCCACGACCGCGGCTGTCGATACGAATACCACGCAAATCGCTACCACGGCTTATGTTGTCGGCCAAGGGTACGCCAAGCTCGCAAGCCCGACCTTCACCGGCACTCCGACCCTACCGACGGGCACGATCGCGACGACGCAGTCCTCTGGCAACAACACCACGGCGGTCGCCACCACGGCGTTCGTGACGGCGGCTGTTCCGTCGTTTGCGACCGAGACGCAGGCCGTTACGGGAACCTCTGCGACTACTGGCCTGAGCCCTTCGCTTGCTAACTTTGCGATGGCGCGAGGTAGGTCTCAAAGGTTTGATTATATCAACTCCACGTCAGTGTCAGGGAACGGTGCAGTTACTACTGGCTATGCGGGCTTTCGCGAGATGTATACAGGCAGCACTGGAACTGTTGGTCGTGCTGGTTGGTACGCAGGTCAAAACTTTGGGATCTCTCTTACAGTATTTTCAACTAAGGCTCACGAGCTTCGGGTAGACTTCTCAAAGAAGATTTGGCTCTTTGGCAGGTTTGGTGCTTCAAACGCAAGTTATCTCGGCGATGCAAATACGATCTTACGAATCACTGTTGGCGGATATGCAACCGCAACGACTGGAGCACTGACAAGCGTAGGATTTGGACTGAGTAAGGTCGGAGGCGTTGCAAGTTTCGTCAATTTAGTAGTGCACAACGGGACTACAGAGACTTCAGTCGCAACGACTGTTGCCCTCACAGCGACGCAAATCTCCGATTATGCAATTTACTCCGACGGCGCTGGTAACGTGACGCTATTCTTAGACGGCGTGCAGGCGGCGACAACGTCCGCAGGGCCTACTACCGCTTCAGCCAGCTTCGCCGGTATTTACAGAGAACAAGTTGAGTCGACCGCATCAGCCGCCGTAAGGTACTTAATGCACTGTTACGGAGGCGGTATCATTTTAGAATCATGATCACTTACAAAATATCAATGCTGGGTGCAACGCTGGCGGACCCCTATCAACTGCTGGCCGCAGTGTTCCCGCAGCGCAACGGAGAGCCTGCCGAATCTGATGGTTGTGCCGTCACCGTCACCTTCGACACCCCGCAGACCCCCGCCGACCTCGGCCCCCTCGTCAAAGTCGAAGTCATCCCGAACCCATGATCACGCACCTCGCCGCCCTCCTGATCGGCTTCGTCGCCGGTGCTCTCGTCTTCCGCAAGCACGCTGGCAAAGCCTCCGAACTCGAAGCCAAAGGCCGCCAAGCCCTCGACGCCCTCAAGGGCAAGTAAGCCGTGCGCTCGCTCCTGGTCATCGCTCTCTGCCTGACCGGGTGCAGCACGTCTCCCGACCCGCTGCCGAAACAGCCGGACGCCCCGACTAAGGAGTCAGTCGTCACGACCCTAGGCAAAGACCTCGACAAGACTGATCACCGCGTCGGCGCTGCCCTTGTCGCTATCGAGCGTAACGCAACCTCCCCCAAGGTGGTCGTCGCCGAGTCCCGCCTTGCCCAGTCCTATCTCCCTGCCCCTCCGGAGGCCGATGTCGCCTTCGCTATGGCCCGAGCCACCAAGGCCGACCCGCTCGATTACAAGAAGCAGATGGAGTTTGGCCGCAAGTTAGCCACCGCCGTCACCTTAGCCTGGGAGAAGCTCGAGGCCGACCAAAAGGAAAGCCTACGCATCTCTCAGCTCAAGGACGCCCGCATCAAGGAACTCACCGCCGAGGTCGAGCGCGTGAAGAAGGAAGCCGCGTCAAACCTTTGGACTCTGGCCGCAGTCGGGACGGCAGTAGCCGGTGCTCTGGCGATGGCTTTCCTAGGTCCCAAGGTGGGCGTGAGTCTGCTCCTCTCAGCTGGAGCCATTGGGGCTTTCCCCTTTATCGTGGAGTCTGAGTATTTCTCCTACATCATCGGAACCGCTCTGGCCTTGGCTGCTGGCCTAGGGCTGTGGTATCTCTGGGACAAGGTCAAAGACGCCAACAACAAACCCGATGAGCAGCCCCCGCCCCAAGTCTGACCCGCCTGCCGTCCAATACGGCGAGCCTCACTTTACCTTCCGCGTCCTCGGCAGGGTTAAGCCTACCCACGATCCGAAGTGCCCGACTCCTTTCGGCTACTGCTGGAAAGGCTTCGGCGATATCCACGTGGACCCCAGACAGTCGGAAGAGGAGATGATAGACACGGTCGCCCACGAGTTACTCCACGACGCTCTGCCATACCTCGACGAAGAGGCTGTCGAGAAAGCCGCCAACAGGATTGCCTCTGCCATGTGGAAACTTGGCTACCGGAGAACCGTTATCCAATGACCGTCGAGACGTTCCTGACGATTGGCGTCCCCTCTCTGGCCTCGCTGGCGTATGCGTCTGCGGGCATCGCTCACTTTTTCATTACTAAGAACTACCCCATGAGTCTCATGTTCGCCTGTTATGCCGTGGCTAACCTGGCGTTACTGACCTCGACCCTCCGCAAATGAGCGCGCCCCTTGACCCGGAGGCTATCTCAACAGAAGTAAAGCAGGCTGGTATTGCCGGTCTTCTCGGCATGATGGGAATGGCCGTTAAGATTATTCTGACAGAGGAAAAGATGCGTATCGGCCAGATACTCCTTCACCTGTTCGCGGCTATCATTGTGTCTATCCTATCCGGCTACGCCTTGTCTGATTACGTCACTAGCCAGAAGATGCTCTGGGCGGCTAACGGCGTCTCTGGGTTTATGGCTATTCGCATCGCTATGTGGGCCGAACGTGTCGTCGGTAAGAAGCTCGACGAAGCCGAAGCCAAGATCGGCAAGAAAACCAAACCCAAGAAGACCAATGCAAAGCGACCAGCCAAGCGCCGCAAGTAACCTACTCTGGGCGGTCATGCTGCTTACGATTGCGGCTGGGGCCACGGCGGTTACTGTAGCTTATACGGCATCGTACGTTTTGGAGGAAATGAATAGCCGTGATTTTATGGTTATGTTGGTGACGGATTCGGGCCTGAAGTCTGACAGCGAGAAACTGACCCGTAACCTGTCCTCGGCTACCCTAGCCCTGCAGTCCGTCCGTGACCTAGGGCTGGCCCTGTCATTTGGATGCCTTGCCGTGGCCGTGGCGGCGGGTATCAGGCTATATAGGGGTAGACAGTCGGACTGACCCCTAACCCCACCTCCTAGGGCATCCTAGGCGGTCGGCTGTTTCCCCCTTGACGGCTACCCCGTAGGCGGGCATATCTTGGCTTATCCCGCACAACATGAGCTCATCCTCCGACCCGAACGCCGACCTGTACGCGTTTATCTTTAACATGATCGAATCGCAGGACCACTTCAAGGTCGGTCCGCGTAAAGAGCCTAAGCCCGCTCTGTCCCAGGCTATGCTGGCCCGCCCCTACAAGGGCGTCGTTCCGGCATCCTACGCAGTCGAGCCGAAGATTGACGGCGTCCGAGTCATCGTGGAAGTCTGCCGCGAGACGCTGGCCGTCGGCTTCAAGACCCGCAACGGCAACCCGCTCAACTCGCTTGCCCACCTTGGCGAGTGGTTCGCCGATACCGCCAGCAAGCATGGCATCTACACCTTCGACTGCGAAGCCGTCACCTCTGCCGACTTCTACAACTCGGTCGGGGCTATCCGATCGGAAGCACCCGCCGACGATGCCCGCCTCTGGCTGCTCGACCTGCCCGACCATGTCGGCACTTACTCCGAACGCCGCGCCGTGATGGCCCGCTTCAAGTACTCCTTCGCCATCGAGGCCGTCCCGTCCTTCATGGGCGTCTCGCCTACCGACGCCTTCCGTCGCTTCGTCTCGCAGGGTTTCGAGGGTGCGATGATTAAGGACCTTACCGCCCCCTATTCTCCTGGCAAACGCTCCAACGCATGGCTCAAGGTCAAGGCCGTGGACACCGAGGACTGCCCGATCGTCTCCGTCCATGAAGGCCAAGGCCGTCTGGCTGGCACGATGGGTCACGTGGTCGTCGAGAACAATGGCCGCCTCGTCCGCGTCGGCGGTGGTTTCACCGATGAGCAGCGCCGCGATATCTGGGACAAGCGTGATACTGTCATCGGCTCTTGGATGGAAGTGTCGTTCCAGTCGAACACGCCCAACGGCTCGTTCCGTCACCCCCGCATCCGAGGCGACAAGTAATGAGCGCCTTCTTTCTCAGGTATGAAACCGCTGGTGGCTGGAAAGCATTTATAAACCCAGACCACATCAGCCATATCTATCCCAATGCAGGACTGACTATCGTTGTTATGCAGACTGGGTATGAGTATCAGTTTGATATGACTATGGAGGACTTCATAAAACGCTTGGCCGATGACATCTCAGAAGCCTCTCGCTACTAACTTTCCCCCGCACATGAATAACAAAGAATACCACGCCAGCCCGGCGGTCTCGAACTCGAAGCTCTCCCGCTTCCTTGAGTCCCCGCGTCTGATGAACACGCCCCGCAAGAAGACCCCCTCTCTCCGCTGGGGTTCTCTCGTCCATACCATCATCCTCGAACCTCAGCTCGTCGGCGACGAATGGGCCGTGATGCCTGAGGGCCTCGACAAGGGCAAAGGCGCTAAGGCCCGCGAGGAGGAGTTCCTCATCGCCAACGAAGGCAAGGAGATCGTGAGCCATGACGAGTTCGTCCAACTGTCCAACATCGCCGCTGCCGTCCAGCAGGACACCGAAGCCGCTTCGCTCCTGGCTGGGGCTGGGGTCAACGAGTCGTCCTACTTCTGGACCGATGAGGCCACCGGCATCCCGATGCGCTGCCGACCTGATCGTTACCGCGAGGACGGCTTGCTGGTGGATATCAAGACGACCGCCAGCGTGGAGCATTACGCCTTCCGTCGTTCGGTCTGGGACTTCGGCTACGATCGCCAGTCCGCTCTGTATATCGACGGCATCGAGGCCATGACCAAGCGCAAGCCCATCGGCTTTGCCTTCATCGCCATCGAGGGCAAGGAAGCCCCTGAAATCTTCGTCCAGGTGTTCGTGATGACCGAGGCCGATATCGAGACGGGCCGCCGCCGTTACCGCAAGGCGCTCGACCTGATGAAGTCCTACCGCGATCAGTTCGGAGCAGACCCTGCCGCGTGGCCGATCAAGACCGGCGCTGGCGTCATCGAAGTGGACCTATCTAAGTTCAACGTCTAACCCTTCCCACCATGAGCACACCCGCAGTCCCCCCTAAGAACACCATCGAGCTTGTCCGCTCGCAGTCCCTCCAGGAGCAGGTCGCCAAGGCCCTCCCCAACGCCGAAGACGCCAGCCGCTTTATGCGCTGCGTAATCACCGCCTGTAACAAGAACCCGAAGCTGTGGGATTGCACCCCGGCCAGCGTCGCCTCGGTCATCCTGCAAGCCGCGCAATGGGGTCTGATGCCGGACGGCCATCACGCCCACCTCATCCCATACGGTAACGACGCTACCCTGCAGTTCGACTACAAGGGCATCCTTGCTCTGGTCATGCGCTCCGGCGAAGTCGCCCATATTCACGCCGACATTGTCTGCCAGAATGACAAGTACCGGTTCAACCTAGGCAAAGTTGAAGAGCACGTCGTGGACTTGTCCAAGGATCGGGGCGAAGCCTACGCGGTATACGCCATGGTTCGTTTCAAGGACGGTGAGACTGCCGCCATTCAGATGAGCAAAGCAGAGGTCGAAGCCATCCGTAAGGCCAGCCGCTCCGGTGCTTCCGGTCCTTGGGCGACCTACCCGATGGAGATGTGGAAGAAGACCGCCTTTAAGCGCCTTGCCAAGTGGCTCCCCCGCTTGCCGCGTGACGTGCAGGAAGCCATCCACAAGGACAACGAGGCCGAGTACGGCCACCGCACCGTTGAAGGCCAGCCGGTCCAGCCCGCAGCTGAGGCCATCAAGGAAGCCGTGAAGAAGGCCAAGGCCACCGAACCAGAGGCCGTCGCTACCACCGACGAACCTATCGACATTTAGGCTAACGCAGGAGTGCCGTGTAGCCGGGCCGATCCTCGCAAGGGGGTCGGCCTTATTGTTTGCGTAACCGCAGATGCAGGGTGAGAACATCCACCCATGCGACACGTCGTTATCCCCATCGCGGGATTTGCAAGGGCGGGCAAGGATACGTTGGCCGATGCTATCTTCGACCATCTGGAGCAGGACGAACCCGGCTATTCCGTCATCGTTATGAAGTTCGCCGATGACCTGAAGCACTCCCTGCAGGCATCGCTTACAGCGGCTGGCCTGAAGGTTGATGTCTTCACCGAGGACACCGCTAAGAAGGCCGAACTACGCCCCCTGCTTGTGGCCTACGGAGAATACTGCCGGAGCCAAAACCCTAACGTATGGGTCGATAAGGTCATCGAGCATATGAACACCTGGGCAGACGAGACTGTGGCAGACTCTGACAGCTCTGGCTCTGTTGTCCTCATCCCTGACCTTCGGTATGCCAACGAATACCAGAAACTAGAGGCCCTGTGCATCAAGCGCGGCTGGGCATACGTTCCGATCTACATCGAGCGCGGGGGCAACCTGCCAGCCAACAACGCCGAGGCCGAGTCCATCGGACTGATGGCCGCTCGCGGTTACTTCGCCAGGGACAACGCCCTGCAGGTCGGCTTCCCGGATGGCGAAGTCGAACGGATAGGTCAGTGGGCGCGTAAGTTCACGCAGTCAATGAGCCTTTACCGATGAGCAACATCGTTAGAAAGTGGAAGCGGTTTGCAGTGGTGTCATGCTCGCACGGTCATTTTATAGACCCCGCAGCGCAGAAGGCCGTGACTGACTTCGTCAAAAGTTTTAAACCCCACAGGTTCGACCATGCCGGAGACTATACCGACCTCTCCCCTTTGATGGGCGGGGGCAAAGGAGATGGCGACCCGCTGGCCCCTGACGTAGAAGAGGGCCTTAACTTCCTAGAGCAGCTGAAAGCCTACAAGGACCTAGAGCTAGTCGTGCATGACGGCAACCACGAGGCGCGCTTGTTCCGTTTGGCTCAGTCCACTAACGAGGTCGTGTCCGAATGTGCCCGGCTCCTGATTGTGCAGATTCAACAGCACTGCCAGAAACTGAAGGCCAAGCAAATCCCTTACCGTGGAATCTGGGAAGGCTCCCGCATCGGTAACGGCCTGATCACGCACGGCTCCATCTACAACGAGAACGCCTGCCGCGACATGGCTGAGATGTATTGTAAGGGCGGTGTCTCGGTGGTCATCTTCGGACATACCCATTCCCCTGGTATAGCCAAGGGCCGCCGCGACGATGCGCCGACCGGCATCAATGTCGGTACGCTCACGCGCATGGCTTGCATGGACTACGCTAACGCCAGACGGAAAACTTTTTCGTGGGGTCAGGCCATCTGCTATGGCGAGTACGCCGACGACCTTATCGTGCCTACCCTTTACGTCCACCCGCAGGAACTAGCCGGGCAACCTTGGAGAATTAACGTATGAGCAAGCCGTCCGATATCATCGCCCGCCTGATGCGGGAACTGACGGCCAGCGCCGAGGACACCCCGCCCCCCGCTGGGTTCTTTACCGTGGACGATATCCGCGTTGAGCTACGCATGGCGCATACCCGCAACGCTTCCTCTAGGGCTTACGATCTGTTCCGTCGTGGCCTGCTGGAACGCAAGGCCCACCAGTTCAAGGCTAAGACCGGGCAGTGTCACAAGGCTTACGTCTACAAGCCTGTCCCCCCTTACCGCTCTATCCGGGAAGCATCTGAAGGGTTGTTCGCCCATCAGGCTGACAAGGTTCCAAAGGGCTGGGTTCGTATCGTGGACTACTGCTTTGACGTCAGGATTTCAGACGTGGCCTTGCGTGGCCGTATTACCAGAGCCAACCTAAAGCCTAAATATTACAAGACCCCTAGGGGAATCATCGGCTTGCACCAGAACGCTTACTACTGGAAGCCCGACTTAGACCGCCTGTTCGCTAAACGGTAAGGGCCACCCTTGCGGATGGCCCGAAGCCCGAACTGCCCTCAGTTGCGATCCCGCACAAGTGATATTGTTCGGGCCTCGCCTGTTACCTTGATACGGCAGGTCGTTTTGGCAAGCCCCAAGCCAGAGTGTTGACCTGCCTAGCCTTCTCAAACTTGACGCGGGAGACGTAGGCCCAGCTGAAACCGTAGCGCTGAAACCCAGTCCATCCGAGATTCCACGCCAGCCAGATTTCACCGGGGAAAGGCTGCCGACCTAACTGCGTGGTCAGCCTGACCTTGAGGACAGTCAGCCAGGTGCGGGCGTACTCGCGCGCCCTGATCGGAGCCTTGGCGTCGGCATAAGGGTAGACGGCCAGCCCCGCCTTGAGCCGGATAGCCGAGCAATCTTTCCACGCGGAGGAGTGCCACTGTAGGCATCCGATAGCCTTCCCTGCGTCCCCATCGGGGGTCTTAGACCCACGGCCAGAGGACTCAACCTGTTCGACCGCTTGCACGACAGCCTCTGGGACGGCCTCAGAGGCCAGCAGGGCGGCTGACAGGGCTAGGACTAGACTCATGGGGTCAAACGGCCTTGGCGGGCACGTGGGAGGGTCAGGCCGTAGCGACGGAGGGCAGTGTAGAGCGTGTGACGGCTGAACCCTGACGCCTCTGCCAACTGCGGGACGGTCATCCCCTGGGCGTGGGCCTCGTAAACCAGAGCCTTGGCCGAGCCGAACGGCTTACGCTCACGGCGCAAGGCAATCGACAGGTCCTCAGCTGCCGAACGGATTGACCGCATATTGAAGCCAGTGTGTGCCGCCAGTTCGTTGACCGTCATACCATGTTCATGCCCGGCGATGACTGCGGCCTGAACCGATCCGTATTGAGCGCGGTTAGCCACGGCGTTTACGCTTGGCGGGTTTCTTAGGCACGGTCGGGGCATAGGTGTAGGTCGTCACGCCAGGGAGTCCGACCTGCCAGCGTTCGCGGTCCATGACGTCGCGGATTAGGTCGGTCACGGCCTTGTCGGCCATCGCCTTGAAGGCGTCGCGCTGTAGTTCGACCTCGGCAAGTCGTAGCCGGAGTCTGGTGATTTCGTCGTAGTCGGTCATTTGTTTTTTAGTTTAGGGAGTTTGCGGTATTGGCGGTAGGAGTGAATAGAATCAGCTGAGATGCAGAAACGCTCGGCGGCTTCGGTGTACGTGGCGTTATTCTTGCGCGCCCATTCATAAGCTTCTCGCCCCTTCTCGCTGGCGGTCTTGCCGTTCTTAGGCTTCTTGCCCCTTGGCTCAGCGGGACGGCCAGTCGGTTTAGGCCAGCACCCCATCGCCTTGAGCAGCGCGCGCGTCTCATCGGCTTTCATGTAATGCTCCTGCAGGGCGGCTTCCCGGAGTGGGACGAACTTATCTATTAGGTTGTTCATTGCACTGATTGCCGAGGAGTGGGAGTTATAGGGAGTGGTCATCGGGAGGACTTAAAGACGTTTAGGCTGAACAGGTACTCCCAGCGCTTGCGGTGCTCGGCTAGTTGGGCGGCGGTGGCCTTAGTCTCGATCGGCGTCTGCTGCTTTAGGCCGGGTCTTAGACGCTCAGGGCGTCGCTTCTGGGGGCGGCTCACGACTGCTTGCCCTCCTTGGCGGCTGACCACGCTTTTATCCTATCTTGTCTTTCCTCTTCGCTCTTCATTTCAAACAAGATGAGAGCAGAAGCCATCGCATCCCCGGCCTTGTGGAGCCGCTCGACATCGGCCTTGAGGAACGAGATTTCGACCCTTGCGTGGGACAGGTCGGACTCAAGCCCACGACCCCAAGCGGTGGTGCGATTGAACTCTTCAAGAAGGTAAGCCGACCTTTCCATTTCCTTATCGTGAAAAGCGTTAAGGCATTCGTTGCCTTCGGTCAGCCGCTCGACCTCGGCCTCCAATTCATCGCAACGCTTCTCGTATGCGTTTTCGTTCGCCCCTTGGATGTAAGAGTCGATTTGCTCAAGGAACTTATTTCGTTCAGTCAGCCGCTCGACCTCGGCCTTCAGGCGTTCGACTTCTGACTGGGTGAACTCGGCGGCAAGTTTATCGACATGAAGTTGAACCCTGTTGTCATAGGAAACTTCTGCGGTCAGCCGCTCGACCTCGGCCTTTAGGTTGATGAACTGCAACACATCGACAGCGGTCAGAAGTGAGCCAAGTTTAAGGGCATCGACCTCGGACTTCAGGCGGGCGACCTCATCCTTGTGATCCCCCCACCTCACCCATCCGCAGTCCTCTTCGGTCTGTTCAATGGTAAGGGCGGCTTCGCACTTCACGCAGTCGCAACGCTTCCAGCCCAATTTCCAACGCTTGACGCTCACGACTGCTTGCCCTCCTTGGCGGCGTTCCAGGCGGGGACGGTTGCGGGATAGCCTTGATACATCAGGCGGTCAGCCATCGCATCCCCGGCCTTGCGAAGCATGATGTTCTCGCAGGAGATGTCGGAGTGTTGTGCCATCACTTGCTTGCACAGGGTGTCCAGCCGCTCGACCTCGGCCTTGAGGCGGGCGTTCTTGGCTTGTAGGTCTTGGCACGTCAGTCGGAGGATGTGGGCCTCACTCTTTAGGCACGAGTAGTCGCCGATTAAAACCCAGCCGCCGTCAGCAGACTGGTGCATCGTGCTATCGTCTAACGGTTCCCATCGTTGGTAGTCGCTCACTGCTTGGCCCTCATGTGCTGCCAGTCTTCGACCGCGTCTTGAACCTCGGCATGGCTTAGGCTCTTAGCGTGACGGATGCAGAACCACAGCTCATCGCCAGCCTCGCGTAGCCCTTCGGCCCGGTGCTTGAGGCGCTGAACCTCGGCCTTCAGTGTGCTGATCTCCGCGTCGCAGGCCGCGACAGCCTGGTCGGCGATGTGCAGGGGTATCATCCTGCTACGGTTGATGTCGCTCATAGCACGTTGAACCAGGCGCGCCCGGCGTTGATACCGAACTTGATGGTACAGCCAACGCAGTGCTGGCTGGCGGCGTGGGCGGCTTCGGCCAGCATCAGCTTGGCCTTGGATACCGACAGGTCCTTGGTGTAGATCAGTCGGTTGATGTGCTCGACCTCAGTCGCCATGTGCCGCGTCGCTTGCTGGTGGTGGGTCAGGTTCATTTGATTTCCCCGCTATTGAGGCGGTCGCAAAAGATGATGGCGTCCTCGGGGTCTTTCATAATTGTCCAAGAACTGCCGACGCAGTGCAGCAGGTCGCCGACATTCTTGCCTTTAGCGTCGTTGTCCTTAAACAGATACTTACGGTCAGGGCCGGGGAGTCCACTAATCCAGATGGACCAGCGTTGGCGGGTGCTGGCCTTGGACTTCAGCAGGTCGTCCTGACGGTCGCACAGCGCCTTTAGGGCGTTGGCGTTGCGGTACAACTGCCGGGCATATGACCAGGGGAAGAGCCACCAGAGGCGTGGCATCTTGTTGGGTCGGATGGTGATCATGTCGGGATGATGAGAGAGTGGGTCAGGCATTGTCTCCGGCCTCCCATGCGACGACCTTGGCCTCGGCCTCGGTCTTGGCCCATGCGCCTCGGAACTCAACGACCATGTCGTACGCCGTAAACAGCGAAGCAATGCGCTTCTTGCCAATCAGGGGAGCAAAGTCCCCCGAGGTGGGCGCGTGGTCAACGCGGTCTACCTCCATCTTACGGCCAAACAAAATGCCGTAAAGTTCGTAGGACGCCTTTGCCCCGGCTGTTGCCCGGTGCTTTAGGATGAGTTCTTTGCAGGCTTCCAGACGGCCTGAATCGTCGATGTTTTTGGGTTTCATGTGCGGGAGAAATTAAAAGCGGTTGATGATGTCCAGCAGGCTAGGGCCATCGGACAGCAGCAGGATGTAGAGGGCCAGCGCAAGGCCAGCGAGGAGGGCGAGGATCAGTTTCATGTGCGGGAGGCCATCAACCTAGCACCCCCTCATCTGCCGTAAAGCACAAACCGTTATAAATATTGCCCCCCAGTTATAACGACCCTAACCTGCCCATTCCCGCACGTGTTCTCCTTACGTCCCTACCAGCAAGCCGCCGTTGACGGTGTCCGAGACTCCTTCCGCTCAGGCCGTAGGCGTCCCCTGCTCGTCGCCCCTACAGGCTCCGGGAAGACCGTCATCTTCTCCTTCGTGACGGCCTCAGCTGCGGCCAAGGGCAACCGCACCCTTGTGCTCGTTCACCGCGCCGAACTCCTGGAGCAGTGCCACCGCTCGCTCTCTCAGATGGACGTGCCTCATGGCCTCATCGCCTCTGGCCTGACGCCAGACCGCTCTCAGCTCACGCAGATCGCCAGCGTCCAGACTCTCGTCCGCAGGTTCGACCGCGTCCTGCCGCCCGACCTAATTGTTATCGACGAGGCACATCACGCCACTGCCGGTGCTTGGGCATCGGTGCTGTCTCAGTATCCTAACGCGCGCGTCCTCGGCGTGACCGCTACTCCGCAGCGCCTCGACGGCAAGGGACTCGGCCAAGTGTTCGACGACCTAATCCGTGGGCCAGAGGTTACAAAACTCATAGATGAGGGGTACTTATGTAAACCAGTCTATTACGCCCCAAAGACCGTGGACCTTACAGGGGTGCACATGGTGGCAGGGGATTACAACAGAGCCGAGGTAGCCGAGCGCATGGACCGTCCGACCATCACCGGCGACGCTGTCATTCATTACCGCAAGTATGCCGAAGGCCAGCCGTGCATAGTATTCTGTACAGGAATAAAACACGCCGAGCACGTTGCCCAGGCGTTCAACGCAGTAGGGTATCGGTTCAAGGTCATCGACGGTACGCTCGCCAAAGAGGAGCGCGCGCGCCGTGTCCTCGACCTGTCCTCTGGAGCACTGCAAGGGCTGGTCAGCGTGGACATCGTGTCAGAGGGCTTCGACCTGCCCTGCGTATCGACGGCCATCCTGCTCAGGCCGACGGCTTCACTGTCCCTGCACCTTCAGCAAATCGGCAGAGTCCTCCGTCCATCACCGGGCAAGCAGCGCGCGGTCATCCTCGACCACGTGGGCAACTGCCGACGCCACGGCCTAGCCGAAGAGGTTCGCGACTGGTCGCTCGACGGCATCCGCAAGCGGGGTAAGCGTGGACCGCAGGACGATGTGGCCGACACCCGCCAATGCCCGGAGTGCTTCGCAGTCCATACCCCAAGCCCGCAGTGTCCGCAGTGCTTGCACGTCTACGAAATCAAAAACCGCATCCCCGACGTGGTAGATGGCGAGCTAGAGGAACTGCAGGCACGTGAGGCCATCCGAGGACGCAAGCGGGAGCAGGGCACGGCCCAGACCCTTGAGGACCTAATCCGCGTAGGCAAAGCCAGAGGGATGAAGAACCCTTACGGCTGGGCGCACAACGTGTTCAAGGCACGGCAACGCAAATGAGCGAAGCCGCTATCCAGCAGGACATCCGACTGTCCCTGGGCAAGTGTCCCGCCGTGCGGATGTTCCGCAACAACTCCGGCGCTTACAAGGACCCCCGCTCAGGCCGCGTCATCCGCTACGGTTTGACCACCGGCTCGGCTGACCTGATCGGCTGGCAGTCCGTTGTGATCACCCCCGCCATGGTGGGCCTACAGTTCGCCCGGTTCCTATCCGTGGAGGTCAAAGCCCCTAAAGGCAGGCTGACCCCTGAGCAGGAGACATGGCGGGCGGCTGTCCTAAAGGCCGGGGGTATCGCCATCGTCGCGCGCTCGGTCGAGGACGTACAGTTTCTGGTTGCCTGACCGCAACCCTCCCGACACCTTGTGCCATCCCGCACCCTACATGGCTCCTCGTCTCGACTTCGCTACCGTCAATGCCGCCGCGCTTGGCTCACTAGAATCCCTCTGCTGTGAATGGTTCCCCGCTGGCAAGAAAGACGGCCACGAGTTCAAGGTCGGCTCAGTCCGAGGAGAACCCGGCTCCAGCCTCTCCATCAATCTGACGACTGGCAAGTGGTGCGACTTCGCCGGTGATGACAAAGGCTCCGACCCCATCTCCCTGCTCGCCGCCATCAAGGGTTGCAAGCAAGGCGAAGCCGCCCGCGAACTGGCCGAGCGTCTGTCCCTAGGCGTTACCTCTGCCACCGCCCCTCGTGCCGAGTACGAGTCCAAGCCATCAGCTGCGTCCGAGTGGGAACCCCTGCCCCACGCTCCAGACGGTTGCCATGAGCCTGACCTGAACCATTACAAGCACGGCCAGCCTGTAGCCACTTGGCCCTATCTTACCGCTGACGGAAACCGCGTCGGTCTGATCTGTCGGTTCGACCTAGCCGATGGCTCTAAGGAAGTCCTGCCTATCACTTGGTGCGAGCACGTGTCGGGCAAGCAGTCATGGCGCTGGAAGTCCTTTGCCAAGCCCCGCCCGCTGTTCAATCTGCCAAAGGTCGTCCACGCCGACGCTAACAAGTGGGTCCTTATCGTCGAGGGCGAGAAGACCGCAGAGGCCGCCAGCCGTCTGCTGCCTAACCTCACCGTCACAACCTGGTCAGGTGGCTCCAAGGCCGTGAGCCTAGCCGACTGGTCTAGCCTTGCAGGCCGTCGCGTCCTCTTCTGGCCTGATGCCGACGAGCCGGGCCGCAAGTGTATCGAGCTTATCCGCAAGCAACTGCCGGACGTTCGCATCGTCACCCCGCCCGCTAACGTGGCCGAGGGCTGGGACCTTGCCGACGCTGAGGCCGAGGGCTGGACGACCGACATGGTACGCGCTCACATCAGAGGCGAAGCCGTCGCCCAGCCATTGCCGGCCGACTTACCCCCTCCCCCAGAAGTGCTTGAGGCTATCGACTACGCTAACCTCGACGCCCAGCCCCTACATGAGCCAGACCCTATCCAAGAGGAGCCTTGGCCGTTCCGCGTCCTCGGCCATGACGATGGCGTTTACTTCTACCTCCCCGATTCCAGCCAGCAGATCGTCAGCCTCACCGCCAACGACCACAAGCACCTGCCCTTCCTCAGACTCGCTGGTGCTAACTGGTGGGAGACTCACTTCCCCGGGCGTGAGGGAGCCGATTGGAAAGCCGCTGCTAACGCTCTCATCCAAGCCGGACACCGTGAAGGCATCTTCGCCCCGCGTAAAGTCCGAGGCCGTGGCTGTTGGGTAGACGAAGCCCAGGTCATCTTCCACGCGGGCGACCGTCTCCTCATCGGTAACGAGGAACGAACCATCCCATCCTTTAAGTCCAAGTGGATTTACACCCAAGGCCAGCGCCTTGAAGCCGACCAGGCTGAACCTATCTCCAACGCCGAGGCCGCCCGGCTCATGGCCCTGACCGATATGATGAACTGGAAGGAACCCATCTACTCCAAGTTCTTTGCGGGCTGGTGCGTCATCGCCCCGATCTGCGGCGTCCTCGGCTGGCGTCCGCATATTTGGGTCAACGGTCCCTCTGGCTCCGGTAAGACGTGGCTCCTGAATAACATCCTAGACCCGCTGGTGGGTCGCCTTGCCCTTTCGGTGCAGTCAGCCACCACTGAGGCTTACATCCGTCAACGCCTACGCTCAGACGCCCTCCCTGTCGTTTTCGATGAGGCCGAGTCCGAGGACAAGCGCGGACAAATGCGGATGCAGTCCATCCTTGAACTCGCCCGCGCCGCCTCAGCTGAGACTGGCGGTGGCATCGGTAAGGGTTCAGCGTCCGGCAAGGCCATGGAGTATCAGATACGCAGTTGCTTCGCCTTTGCCTCCATCGGCGTGGCCGCTAACCAGCGAGCCGACACCAGCCGTATAACCTCCCTTGAACTGCGGAAGGACAACACCGACGGCGGTCAGGCTCGCTTCGAGCAGCTGAAAGCACTCTGGGCCGAAACCATCGCCCGCCCTGGCTATGCCGAGGGCATCCGCTCCCGCTCCCTTGCCTATGCCATGGCAATCACCGAGAACGCCCGCACCTTCGCCAAGGCCGTTGCCATCAAACTCGGCGACCAGCGTATCGGCGACCAGTTAGGCGCTCTCCTATCCGGGGCCTTCTCCCTTACCTCCACGCGAGTCCTGTCCCTTGAGGACGCCACCGCTTGGGTTGAGAAGCAGAACTGGACCGGCTTCCTCCCCGACGAGGCTGACCAGGACGAAGTCCGCGCGCTCGCTTGGATGCTCGATAAGTCCATCCGATTTGAACAGGACGACCGCACCTATACCCGCTCCATCGGTGAACTGGTGCAGGCTTACTACTCCCAAAACGTCACCGTGGACGATGCCGACAACATCCGAAACAACCTGATGCGATCGGGGCTGAAACTGGAAGACGATACCGTGGCTATCTCGAACCATCACCCGGCGCTGCGTACCCTCTTCGAGAACACTTCATGGGCCGACAAGTGGAAGGATCAGTTTGCAAGAGTACCCGGTGCGGTCCACCTCGCTGGCCTACGTTTCGGCGCTTCAACCCATCGGGCGGTACGGATTCCTAAGACGGCTTTCCTAGGTTAAGGTTTGTTTGCACACAGCCAAGGCGTAACTGCAAACACGTTAAGTGTCTGTAGCGTTAACGCTTTAGGTCAGCCGAGGACCGTTTGCAACTGTGGGGATATATAGCCCCCTTTATACTGGAGTCATCCCTACCCCCTCCTCTCCTCTCTCTCTCTATATCTATCTATCTAAAGTTATAGGTAAGTAGTAGGGGGCTTCTGTAACCTTGCTGGTAGCCAGTGTGTTAAGGTGTTTGCAAGTCCTGCAAACGTCTGCAAACAGCCGCAAACAACCCTGTTGGGTTATAGTTTCACTTAACCTTACCTTTCGACCCATAACTAGGGGCAAGTGGTCGAGACTCAGGACAACATCCCGCCAGAGCACCAACAAGCCGTTGATGCTCATTTCGACTCGTTATCGGCCAAGGCACAGGCCCGGGCCAGAGCCAAGGGCTTTAGGCCGTACCGCGAACTGCCCAGGTCAGGCGACACAGTCATGGAGCTAGACGAAGCGCGCGCCTGTTACCGCCTACGCCAAAGCGAAGGGGAGGACGCCACGATCCGCGCTCAGTCCTTCGACCGTGACCAGGTACTAGCCATCCTCTCGGTCGTGCTCGACTCCATCGGACGCAAGCGCTGTCCGGCGATGAGGGGGCAGGCCGAGGTCATACGCATCGGCCTAGGGATAGGCACTAAGCTCACGATGAAACAAGTCGGGAAGCTGCTCGGTTGTTCTCGCGTTGCTGCGATGGGGCAGGTGGCATCGTTCAAAGCACGTGTAGAAGCCGGTATCCGGGGGGTAAAATCCACACACGCGAAAACAGGGGTAAAGGGGCCTCAAAGGAATCTTTTATGACCCCCCCAAGAGCCGCGTGGCTTGTCAC